GAAAACCTGTCGCCGACTGGCTTCATCGCCCGTCTGAAAATCTCGACGCCAGCCACACCAGCGAACCTCGGGACCGGCTGGCTCGGTGCGAACGCCAACGGCCCCACCAGCCAGCACATGGTTATCGACCCATACGGCGGTCGGTCTACGACGGGCGGCTACAACGTCCGGGTCAACGGCTACAATCGCATCTATCGGAACCGGTTCAACACGCCGCCGAACCAGCCCCAGCCTGAATACATTTACGATGATCCTTCCGAGACTCTGAACGGATCAACCTACATCACCGTTTTCGGATGGAATGGCGGCGCGTGGGTCGAACTCGATACGATCTACATTGAGCCGTTGTATATGTCTGGGACCGGCTATTCGGACCAATACTTCGACGTGTCGCAATCAGTTCCGACCGGGACCAATATCTCTCATATTGGCGTTGCGGTGACGTATAAGACCTATGCTGAATCTTATGTCGGAAGCCTCGCCGTGGATTGGCAAACTCAAGGGTCCGGTGGGGGCCTCCGCTCGGCCACGCCGAACGGCCAAGTGTCCAGCGTCACAATCCGTCCTCGCTCCTAAATATTGGTATGACGACGCTCTACACCTACGCCCGCTATTCGCTCGAAGCCGACTGTCTGGCGTCCGAAACCGAAGTGCCCGAGGGGCTGCTCGCTTGTGCGTGTGGGCGCCTCCGTTCGGCCTCCGAACTCTTTGACGCCAGCGACTACGACGAACTGGTTGGCGACTGGCGTTGCATCATTTGCTTCTCGGCAATCGACCGGGCCGAAGCCATCGCAGCCGATCAGGCAGCGGCTCCCGCGCCGTCGTGGTCGCCTGACTGTCAGCATGGGAATGCGATCAGGGCTGAACGCTGGCGACTACTGATGGCCTCTGACTGGACAGAGTTTCCGCGCTCACCACTGACCGAAGCGCAGCGGGACGAATGGGGCGATTACCGTCAAGCGTTGCGCGATCTGACGGCGACGTTCGCCTGTCCGACCGATGTCATCTGGCCGACACCACCAGCCTAAATATTCCCATGACAACTTCCCCTGAAACCTACCCGCAAACTCTCGAAGAGGCGCAAGCCGTCGTGGATCAGATCGCCGCTGCTGAACGCCTGAAGAACCTCTACGAACTCGATGTTCTGAACGAAGCGACCGCCGCTCTATCCGATTTGGCTGAAGACGCTCGGGCTTTGCTTGCGCCTATCGCCGCTCGCTCCATCGCCTCGGAAGACATTGGCCGCCTTAACGGTCTGCTTTTCCAGATCGACCAAGCGTCGGCCTCCGCATTGAACCGGGCCACGCAGTTGAATTCCGTCCTGAACGCACCGCCTCCGACGCCGATGCCGGTGCTTCCGACGCCCCCCGCGACCTGAACCGGCTTATCAGCCCCGCCGATAAATACTGGCATGGCTGACCTCTCTCACATCCACGGGCAAGATTTTACCGTTTCGGCGACCGGCGGGCTGCTGCTTTCGAGCGGCACCGAACACGGTCAGCAGCGCGTCATCCGCCGGTTGATGACCAATCCCGGCGATGACCAATGGACCCCCGAGTATGGCGGCGGCGCACCCGCCTTCGTGGGTTCCACCGCCTCCGCTGATCGCATCCGTGCGGCCTTCCTGAAGCAGATGCGGATGGAAGCCGTCGTGGACCAGTCCGTCGCACCGAGGGTCACCGTCTCCGCTCAACCGAACGGCACGACCACGGCCACGGTCGAATATCGGGATGCCCAAGGCGTCACGTCCCGCACCACAATTCCAATGGGGGACCGCTGATGGCTCTTGAACTTCGAAACCACGATCAGATCGTCAACGCGGCTGCGGCCATCGCACAGCAGTCGTGCCCTGACCTGACCGACCTGTCCCCCGGTTCTGCGTTCCGCGCCCTGCTTGAGGCCGCAGCCTTCAACAGCGAGTGGCAACAGTTCCTGACCGTGGCCGTCCTACGCCAGGCCCGCGCAGCGACCAGCCGGGGTGAAGACCTCGATTCCTATTTCGGCGATTTCGGCCTGACGCGCCTCGGTGCTGTCCCGGCCTCGGGCGCCGTCACCTTCAGCCGCTTCAGCACGACCGGGACGGCTCTGGTTCCGCTTGGGGCAATCGTGAAGACGATAGACGGCATGGTGTCCTTCACCGTCGTCAAGGACACGGCGAACCCGCGTTGGGACACTGGCCTGAACGGCTACACCATCGCCGGTGGCGTCGCCTCGGTGACCGTCCCTGTCGCTGCGTCCACGCCGGGAGCCTCGGGTAATGTCCGGGCTGGCACCATCACCATGATCGCTTCGGCCATCCCCGGCATCGACGCCGTGGCCAACGCTGCTGGTTTCCAGAACGGGGCTGACGGCGAAGCCGACGAAGCCTTCCGTGCGCGCTTCACGAACTACATCAATACCCGATCACAGGCGACGACCGGCGCGGTCGAATACGCCGTGGCTTCGGTCCAACAGGGCCTGACCTTCAAGATCGTCCAGAACGTCGATGCAGCGGGCAACGTCGCCCGAGGGTCGTTCGTCATCTTCGTGGACGATGGCACAGGATCACCGCCCGATGCCCTGATGTCTGCGATCCATACAGCCGTTCAGGCTGCGGCTCCGATCAGCATGCCGTTCTTCCTCCTTCCGGCGAAGGTCGTCACGGCCAACGTCTCGGTGACGATCAAGGCCAAGCCCGGCTACTCGAAAGCATCGCTGAGCGGCGCGGTCGCCGCTGCGATCCAAGACCACATCAATACCCTCGGTGTCCGCGCACCCCTGTCGTTCTATCGACTGGCCCACGTCGCCCAAGACAGGGTTGAGGGCGGCCAGAGCGTCGATACGCTGCTGCGGAACGGACACACGGAAAACCTCGGCGGCGAACCCAACCAATCGGTGCATGCCGGTAGCATCGCGGTGTCCTGATGGCTGTCGGGGATCGTGATTTCTTCAAAGACCTGATGCTTCACCACCAGCTTCCCACGGGCTGGTTCGATGAAGACGGACAGGTCATCAACGCCGTGTTGGACGCGCTGGCGACGGCGCCCGCGTTCGACTTCGACCAACTTCTCTACGTCGCGCAGCAGAACCGGTTGGCCACCGCCACCGAGATGAGCCTTGACCTGATCGACGAAGACTTCTTCGGCAAAGGCATGTTCCGCCGACGCAAAGGGGAGGGCGACGACAGCTATCGTAGCCGCATCGCGGCCGAACGGCTCCGTCCCCGCGCGACCCGCCAAGCGATGATCAACATGATCACCGATCTGACCGGCGTCGCCCCCGTCATTTTCGAGCCGGGCAACGTCTCCGACACGGGGAGCTACGGCTACGACATGGCCTATGGCGAGGCGGGCGCATACGGCTCGCTGAACCAACCCTATGAGTTCTTCATGACCGTCACCCGCCCCTTGGGGCAGGGCATCCCCGACGTGGCCGGATACGGCTCCGACGATGGCGCCTATGGCGCGGGGAACATCGAATACGCCTCCCTCGACAACATCGAAGGCGAGGTCACCGACACCGAAATCTATCAGTCCATCGCCCGCACGGTCCCGGCCGGGGTGACCGCGTGGACCGAGATCAAGAGCGGCACATAAGCACCGCCCGATAAATATAAGAAACGACAGGACAGCTAATGGACCGCACAATTGTTTACACGGGGGCGATCCCCCAAGACGCCGATATCCTTATCACGAACCGCAACATGGTCCGTGCCATCGGGCATCTGGCTCGGGGCATCTGGGGCACCAACAGCGTCGCCGCTGGTCTGGACGCCACGCCCGCTTCGCCTCTTTCGCTGAACTTCCGTATCGGTCCCGGCATGGTCACCGTGCTTCAGAGCATCGACGCCACGTCCTATGGCTCTCTGGCCGCCGACAACAACCAGACCGTCAAGGTCGGGTCCATCGACAGCACCACGACTTTCCCGGTCGTCGCCCCCACGACCGCCGGTCGTTCGGTGAAGTATCTGGTTCAAGCTGCATTTGATCAGCAGGACACCGACAACAAGGTTCTGCCCTACCGCAACGCCGCCAACCCGGCGCAGCCGTATGCTGGCCCAGCCAACTCGGGCACGGCTCAACCGACCGTGCGTCGCGAGACGGTTGCCCTTCAGGCGAAGCGCGGCACCGAAGCAGCGACCGGCTCCGAAGCTGTCCCGGCGGTCAGCGCGGGCTATGTGCCGCTGTGGGTGATCACCGTTGCCTTCGGTCAGACGACCGTCACGGCGGCTCACATCACTTCGCACCCGGACGCTCCGTGGACCTCGAAGCTGACGGACCTGTTCGCCAAGATCGACAGCCCCACGTTCGTCGGCACGCCCAAGGCTCCGACGCCTACGACTGCGGACGGCATCGCCACCAAGGCTTACGTCGATGCGATCCTGTCGGGTGCTGGCGTATCGGTTGCTGCTGATCCCAACACCATCGCAAAGCGCAACGGCGCGGGCGCACTGGTCGCCACGTCGTTCATCGGCAAGGCGACTTCGGCTGGCACAGCGGACACCGCGAACAACGCGACGAATGCCCAGAACGCCGTCAATGCACAGACTGCCCAGAACGCGGACAACGCAACCAACGCGGTGAACGCACAGAATGCCCAGAACGCTAACACCGCCAACACGGCGGGTTCGGCCACCACGGCTGGCTCCGCTACTCAAGCCGCAAACGCTGCGAAACTCGACAACAAGAACGCCTCGGTCGCCACGGCGGCTGACACCGTGGTCGTGCGCGACGCGGGCGGCAATGTGAACGCCAACGTCTTCAACGGTCGTGCGACCTCTGCGGCCTACGCCGACTTCGCCGAACGCTTCGAAGCATCTGAAGACCTTGAACCGGGCGACGTGGTGTCCTTCGGTGGTGACAAGGACATCTGTAAAGCCGGTTGGTCTGGCTCGGTCTTCGGCGTCGTCTCGACGGCACCGGCCTATCTGGCAAACGCCGAAGCTGGCGACGACAAATCCCACCCGGCGGTCGCATGGCAAGGCCGTGTCCCGGTCAAGGTTCTCGGCCCCGTCGAGAAATTTGATCTGCTGGTGATGTCTTCGATCCCCGGAGTTGCCTATGCCGCGAAGGATGCTGTTTCGACCGACGTGTTCGGCCGCGCTCTTGAAGACAAGGCTTCCGAAGGCGTGTCGCTGGTCATGGCCGTGGTGAAGGCTCGAATCTAATGGCCGTCATTTCCGCAGCAGACCGGAACGCCTTGGCGACCGCATACAACTCGCTTCTCGGCACCAACATTTCGATGGTGACGCCCGGCGCCGTGATCGACGACGCCGACTGGACCAGCATGTATGACAAGGTGAAAGCCGCCTGTGATGCCGCAGGGCGTCCGTGGGCAGGTCCGAACCGCGCCAGCCTTACCCTCGGCCTTCCGATCACGCTTCAGGCTTGGCCGATGCCGGGTGATGCGATCCCCGACGCCCAAACCCTTGGCTTCGACCGCACAACGTCATGGACTGCCCCGAGCGGTGTGAATTCCGTGATGTTCAACTGGATCGTCGCCGGTGGCGGCGGTGGCGGGGCAGGAACCGAATACGGCAATGGCGGCGGCGGCGGCGGCGGCGGATCGGGTGGCTTTGGCCGCTACATCGAAGTCCCCTGCAAGCCGGGCGACAAGTTCGTCTTCACCATTGGGGCAGGTGGCATTGGTGCTGCTACCCCGACCGTCAACGGCAAACCAAGCAACAACCTTCCAGTCCGCGACGGATCATTGGGAGGCCAGACGACTGTCACGCAGAACGGCGCCGTGATCTTCACCGCCACCGGCGGCGAAGGCGGCATCACGTCGAGGAACACCAATCAGGCGGCCCAAGTATCACAAGGCGGCACTGGTGGTCTTCCGAGCGGCCTGACGGGTCAGCTTGGCCCCGGTGGGACTAACGACCGCGCATCGACCTTTGGGGGCGGTGGGGCGCCGGGTCCGACACAGGGAAGCTTCGGCGGCGCCGGTGGCCTTGCTGGTGGTGGTGGTGACCGCGTGACCGGCGCATCGGCTGGGAAGGCCGGGGTCGGCCATGGATCGGGCGGCGGCGGTGGCGGCTGCAAAGATCGCTATGACGGCGGTGGATATTGGTTCGGTGGGCAAGGGGCCAACGGCTTCGTTGAAATCACCTTCCCGAGCCAAGGCGCAGTTGGGGGAACCCCGGCCGCGATCAATACCACCTACAACACGACTGCGCCGGTGACGGCGGGTGGTTCGACCGGCGGTGGCTACACCGGCGGTAGCCGGGGAAATGGCCTCGAAAGCTTCGTTGTCACGATGCAGAGCGTCTGATGACGACGGCTTCAGACAACAGAATTGGCGAGCGTATTGCCAGCCTTGAAACCGAGGTGAAGGGCATGACGACCGCTGTCGAGAAACTGACCGGGAAGTTCGATGAACTCGGGGACAAGATGGCGGACAAGATCGCCACCGAGGTCGCCCACTCGAAAAACAACATTATGCAGGTGGTGAACACCAAGGCTGATGAGGCCATGACCAACCATCGTCTGACCAACCTTGAACGGGATATGGCGACGAAGGCCCCGAACGATTCCTTCAAGGAAATCCGCAACTTCATCATCGGCGCATGTCTGCTGGTGCTGGTCGCTTTCGGCTCTGGCGTCACCGCGCTGGTCATCAACACGAATAGCAACGCCAAGACGGAGCGGACGCAGCAGCTTCAGGACCAACGCCATCAGCAACAGGCGCAGTTGGCCACTATCCCCCCGCCTGTCGTGGTGCCCACCAAATGACCGCCATCCTCGCCGCCATCGCCGCAAGCCCGATGTATTCCAAGATCGCCGGATGGTCCCTGATCGTCCTCGCGTGCATCGGGATCATGTGGTTTGGAGCCAGCCAGATCACCCACCGCGTCGAGACGTGGAAGGCCGGGGTGGTCGAAGCCGCCCACGCTGAAGTTCGCGAAGAGCAACTGAAGGAAGGGCTGGCGCACGCAGAGAAAGTGGCCACCCTGAACCGTCGCCTCGCAGAGAGCGAAGCCCGGTTCAACGAGAAGGCCGCAGCCCGTCAGTCCGCTATCGTCAGCCAGACGCAGACAGCAGAGGCCAACGTCAGGCAACAGATTGCAGACGGCGACATCGTTGCCGGGGCGTTTTCGCCGGTGACCTTGGCGGCCATCGACCAGTTCGAAGCCATGGAAGCGGATCGCATCCGGGCGGGCCGATAAATACCGGCATGAAAGCCCTGATCAGTCTCGCCCTGTCCGCCCTTGTCCTCGGGGCATGCGCCACCGCTCCCGAGCCGACCGTGATCACCAAAACAGAGTTGGTCCCGGTGTCCGTGGACCACGATCTGTTCGGTCTGAACCTCTGCCCGTCGTGGCCCCGGAAGGCGGATCACATCGTCGCCGGGACCGATGAAGAGGGGCTGTCCTACCTGACGGCGGGCTATCTGGCCTACCGATGCGAGCGCGAGGCGAGAATTTCTGCGGGCGAGCGACAGCGCGAAATCGAACTACAGATCACCCGCGACGGGGCCGCACGCCCCTGACCGAGGGGCCGGGACCAACTACAGATTCCCGATCCTGAATACTCACGGCAAATCCTGTGTATTCGCGGCATCCGCCGTTGTTCAGGCGTGGCCGTGACAACCACCCCTCCCGGCCTGTCCGCGCCCGCCGTTGTTTGGGTCGGGGAGGTGCGAGTATTTGCCCTTTCCGAAGCGTCGCGGCTATTTTATCGCCAGTATTTGAGCATTACGGGCAGTAAAAGGCGTCGAAAGACAGTCTAGGGCAAGAAAAGTGCGCGACAATGCTTGACGCCAGCGCGGGACCGCGTATGTTCAGGTCATCGGCGGCGGCAACGTCACTGATCCGGGGCCGCATTACTCCGGTGTAAGCGTAAATCGGCTACCCCGGCGGCCCTGTTCACTGTCTTCCACCTTGGAACAGGGCCGTCATCACTCATAGGAACTCTAATGGATACCTTTATGGTCCCTTCGGACCAGACCGATGACGTGCGCCTTTGGTGCGCCACCAACGCTCCGACCGCCATCATGGGGGAGGGGTCCGTGTCCCTGAACTTCGAGGACAGTTTTTTCCTCCAAATGCGCTGGTTCCCCGGCTGCAAGCTGATGGAGCAAGCGGCATGAAGATGACTTTTCCAATCACCGGAAAGACCGTCGAGGTTTGGCGGCACATTAACTCGGGCTGGCAAGACACAGAGGGTTTGTATGCCCTCATGACTAACGTCGAACCGCGCGTGGACATCAGTTTCATGGACCTGCTGATCAACCTGCGTGGGTTGGTGGAAGCGGGCATTGTCGAAGTTGAAAACGACTTTGAACCGGCGGCTGCGAAATACCGCGTGACCGAGCGCGACATGACAGAAGCGGAAGGCGATCTGGCATGCGCCCTAAACCGGATCATGGACGCGACCGGCGGGGACTATGCCTACGGAAAGGAAAATGGGGGCGTTGTCGGATGACGAAAGTTCGACTTGCGGGGCCGACAAACCTGAAAGTCACTTGGCAACAGGCCGGTGTGTGGGCGCACATCACCAACAACTGGCAAACCGTCAGCGAGATTCACGCCTTCATGCAGACGGGGCCGAACCCGGCCCCTACCGTGGCCCTCAACACAGTGAAGAACTCCATCAAATGGCTGCTGTCCATGGGTGTGATCATACAAGCCTCGCATGTCAGCCCGGCGCGCTTCAAGGTGAATGAAGAATGCGACGAGGTGACATTTTTCGCCTTGAACGACGCCGCCGAACTCTACGCAGGACTTGACGAATGATTGTGGGCGGCTCGCTGTCTCGAAGAGATAGTCAGGCTGCGGCGCCACCCGAATAAATAGTTCTGTCGGGAGAGGTCATTGGCTCCCGGTATTCTCCGATTGTGTTGTGTGGGGAGGTCGGGGTTCGCCCCGACCTCCCTTTGCGTTCCGCTAAATATTGGATGACACCACAGTCCTGTAAAAAGAAGGGTGCCCTTGGTCAGAACAAGGTCCGCGACCTGTTCCGCGCTGTCTGGCACTGGCTTCATCCCGACGACATCACGTCCGCGATCATGGGTGCCAACGGCGCCGACATCGTGCTGACCCCGGCGGCGCGGGCCGCTGGCGCGAACTACAGCGTCGAGGTCAAGAAGCGCAAAGCCTTCGCCATCCTGATCGACTTCAAACAGGCCGCCCGGCATCATCCTGACCGGGAACCCCTGCTGTTCTTCGAAGCGGATCGGGGGACGCTGATGGTCCTGATGAAGGCCAGCCATTGGGCCGATCTTGAGCGGAGGGCGCAGCGATGATCCGGCGCGTTCTCGCTCGCATCTGGTCCGCGATCCTCGCTCTACTCTGGTTCATGAACGTGCTGGAACCGCCGGTGAAGGGCTGCGCCCCCATGCTGTCCCTGTCGAAGGTCTACATGTGGCTTATGTTGCCCCTGACGGTCGTGGCTGTCCTGACCCCCGGCAACGCCGACATGGTGGTGGCT